AGTGAAGGTGGGTGAAGTGCCGAACACCGCCGCCCCTGTGCCGGTTTCGTCACTCAGTACACCAAGCAATTCAGCTGAAGTGGTGGCAGCGAAGAAGTCCAGACCGTCTGTGCTGTTGGGGACTGCATTGGACGATTCGGTGAGCGTTGCCCCTTCGATGGTCCCTGTGGTTGTTAAGTTCTCATTCCCAAAGGAAATAGCCCCGGAACTGTCGGTGATACTTCCACCGTCCACGATCATGGTTCCAGCCTTAATCCCATTCGGGAAATACTGCTCATGCGCCGCCCAGGCAATGCCGCTGAAAAGCAGAATCATGATTGTCGTTTCTATTATTCGTTTCTTCATCTTTAAACCTCCTCTACAAAGCCATTCGCTGACATCTGACAGTCCAGTTATCACTTGCTGCCGTGGCTCGCAATCGAACCGTGTTGCTATCTATATCAACGGATAATGTCAAATCACTGGTATCGCCAACATCCAGGGTCGAGGTTTCGGTGTATTCAATGGTGTCATTGGTTGCATCCCATGCGGCAATTATCATTCCAGCACGCCTGTTCAGCACAGAATCATTGTCAACCACTACATAGAACCACATCGCTCCTTCGCCAAGCGTGTCGGCAAATGAATCAACTGTCTCTGTGCCGGTGTCAATGTCTGTGTTTGAGGCAGGGACCATAAATCCCAAAAGAGATTCATTCCCAGCATCATCCATTGAATATATATGGCCGTCGCTTTTTGGATATAACGCCACCTTATTCGCTGCCGGTGTACTGGGAGACGCCTGTTCTTCAAGTATGATTTTCGACATAATAACTCCTATCCAACGAGAACAAGCCTTCCCGTCCCTTCGATTGTTAAAGCATATTCGCCTGTCATTTCAAACTCATCTCCACCCACGTAAGCCTGGTTCGTTGGTATTGTATAATTAGCTGACATGGAAAGCGGGACGTAGTGTAGATTCGTACCCGGCATAGCATCCACATACGCCTTCACGCTCTGTTGAGTCGGCACCTTCGTGTCAAGGTCAGACACCATGTCGTCTTCATCAATCACCCACCCTGCACTGGATACATCAGTGTCAGCAGTCAAGACGACATCATCTTCAAACGCCAGCTTTTTCCAAGTGACAGCCATTATAAGAGTCCTTGCTTCTTCTTTATCTGGTCTAGGACTTCCGATTTAAGGATATCCAGCACCACCAGCGCATGGTATAGCGGCACCTTGGCCTCTGCAATATAGGCCACGAAGCGGTTGTAAAGCTGGCCCGTGTTGTCATCCAGGTTCGCTTCATGCTCCGCTTCTATCTCGGCCCTCAGAAGCTCTGCTTTGGTCGGCTTCTTTTTTCTAGCCATTGCGCTATGCCGCAGACGTGCAGATGTGGAACGTCAACTCAGAGGTGGCAAATAACACCTTCCCGACAACAGGCGTTGCATAAGCGGCCACAGCCGCCTCGTCAGCCACTTGCTGAATGATCATATCAAGGGCCTCGTTATCATCAAAATCGAGATCCCCGGTCATCGGCACTGTACCAGCAGCCAGGAAGTCACCACTCCCGCTTGCCGCCCACTTCAAACCAGTTGCTTCTGCTGAGTCTGCCGTCAAGACATAATCATTGGTCCCAACAGACAAGATGAGAGGGGTGTCATCTGCGGAGGCAGAAATAAGGTCGCCCTTCGCAGCCATAAACGATTTCAATATTGTATCGTCTTCATACGCCAATTTTTTCCATGTTACCGCCATGATTTATTCTCCTTCCGTACATACATAAATGGCTTTATCGCCCGATTTATAATAAAAGCCGCCCTCTGTATCCGCTACAGCAGACGCGGCTGGTGTTAAATTGATCTGCGTAAAATCAAACGGCTCAGCGCTTGACTCCCATGCTTCGCTTGCCGCGTTCCAGCGAATTATATCACCGGTGTTGGTGCCGTCAGATATCCCCAACGGGTCGACCCTATGAAGTATCCATCTTAAATCACCTGTATAAGCGACACCGGTACTTTGAAAATCCGGTTTAATAACGTCCGGGGAACTTTCAGCAGCGCCAGATGCCGAGTCTGCGATATAGTGATAAACCGCATCATCTTGGACGAAAACAATGGCCGGATCGCCATCATGCAAATCGTCTACCGGCTCGAAGTCCAGGCACCCGGAAACCCCGCCTGTCAATGCTGTAGCGCCTATTGCATATACCGTCATGATTGATCCACCACTTCGAATGAGATTGACGCTTGCGATATCGAAAAAGCCACATTCGCATCTTTGGCAGAAAAAGAAACGCCCGGGTCTTTCACAGTAAATTCAATCTCAGGACCAAGGTCGCTAAAATTAACACACATTTTTACCCTCGAAACTTATACCGGCCTGGCTTATAGAAAACGCAACGAACATTAGCTTAAAAAGCGCGACCACGCCATCATGCCAGAAAAAAAATGTTGTATTCCGCCATTCAAATGCTGACGTGTTTCTCCAGACTAGAGCGCTCATACGGCCACCAGGTTTTCAATTTCAAATGTGCACCTGGCTTTTAACGGTAGCCCGGACCCGTAGCTGCTGTCATAGGCCGCTTCAACTGTAAGAATTCGATATCGTCCATTGCTGCCAACTGCCAAATCGTCACCAGACAAAACGATATCGACTGATGTGCCTGGTGTGATAGACACGTCTTCCCGCGAATTTATGACAGTCCCGTTCGTCGTGGTGAGCGTCCAAGTTACGGTGTTCGGGGTGACAGCGTCCCCGTCTTCATCCGTGAAAGCAGCGGTCACTACATATGTGCTACCTTCTATTGCATTCCCGAGGCTAGTCGCAGCCATGGTTGCACCAATTTGACGCGAAAAGCATGATTGAAATTGTGATGGTGATTATTGTTTTTTTCATGATCATTTCTCCTTTTGATTAAATTTCATATTTAACCAGCATATTTTTGACTTGCTGCTTTTTGAATGTTTTTTCGATCTTGTCTTTTTTCATGGTGTGCGCCATCCTTTATCTAAAATTCAAATAATCCAAATCAAATGACACCGAGCCAATTGGGACCCAATATCGAATTTCAACTTTTGACAATATTTGCCCTGAAATAAATGTTGCGCCTAAATCAAACTCTTGTTCTTCATCGCTAAAGCCCATAAAATAGTCTTGAATGCAATCTGCAGAGTGAGGGTGCGGTGGTGTGTATCCCATGTAAAGCAAATAAATATTGATATATCGTTTGTATCCCAGATTGCAGTCTTGTGATCCATGCAACCGAAACATCATGTACGCATCAGATCCACCACCTGACCCAGAACATTTGAACGCAAATGTTTGTTTAGAGGCATCAATTTCCGGCGTTTCACAGACAAGAGAGTAAACAGTTGCATCCCCTGCCTTTGAAACTGATAAAATACCGTCAGAAAGCGACATCCCAGACAATAATGAACAGGACCCCCACGTATTGTTAGCGCATAACGTAGAGCCCCACGGTTCCCACACACACCCCTTCGGCTCACTCTTAAACCCGATTACCTGCGGACTATTCCAATCATTCTCCTGGAATTCAACAACCACCTCGTCACCATCTTCAAAGGCCGCTGAATTACAATCCATATACTCAATCGCTACATCGCTTAAAGATGTCGTTTGGTTTATATCAAGGCCCGTATCATCATTCGTTTCAGCGTCAAAGGTAACAGTGCACGTGTCCGCATCCCTGTCTAAATTAGAAATCGTTCCATAACGAAACCCAGGCGTCCATTTTTGCCAGCCGCCTTGTATTCCCCAGTTGAAATATGTTTCAGGTGAAGGCGTAGCGGCCGCCGGCTTTATCTTTCCATCGCGAACCGCGTCGTATACCGCATTTCCGTCATACCCTGGCTGAATATTAAAGCCTTTCCCGCGAACGCCTGCGACCTCGATGATCCCAACATTTCCAGACAAATCTTCTGTTAAATCTGCACACCAAACATTTTCAGTCGGGTTTTCTGGGACGTTCCCAGGATCTTGCAAATACTCTTTTCGTTTCTGTAGCGCAGTCTTCCTAAGCCTTAAAACCTCTTTATCCAGCCCCTCCTCCATCCCGGCCAACTGGCTATCAATATCAGAAATATTTTCATCAAGCCGGGTGATTTCGTCATCAATCCCAGACGTATCAAGTTCAAGTGTGACGCTGTATTCTCCGGCGTCTATATGGCTTGCGCTTATTCCCTTGCCCATACTTTACGTTTCCTTTACTTCCATCATTTGAAGCTGAGGTGAAACAACATATTGAATTTCATCTACCGTGAACGTATTGCCGTCAGCAGATGCAGTGTCTCCCGGGTGCAGATACAAATCAGGATTGGAACATCTGTAGGTATATTTCCCCGCACGTAGTCGAGAATAGATAATATCCCGGAGCTCAATGGTCTTCGGCGTATACGATGCTGTCCTGTATCCAATCAAGGTTATGGCGCTGCTCCCGCCCCCTTCGTCAACCTGAATCTCATCAAGATCAACGAGTGCAATAGTGGATTGGTAGGCGATTGAACCCGCGAGAATGTAAGCCATTTCTAATTTCAAGTCGCCATTTGACCGAGCCGTTATTTGAGAGGAATAAGCAGTTCCTGGAATCACAACGCTTAGATATGTTGGAGAATCCGCTCGGCGCCGGCACTGGAAAGAAGAAATGGGGATTTCAACGTCTGATACTGCCGGCGTTTCGCCGTCGCCTGTGAGGGTAAAAATAAACTTGCGCGAAAATTTACCGTTGTTTTCGGCGATCCATGCCGACCATGCAGCGCCGTCCCAGATTGTGGCGTCATATGATGCCAGTGTAAGGGCGTGAGTTGTTGCAGATACGGGTATGTCATATTTTATAGACGCTGCATTTGCAGACGATGTTAAAGCTGCCGTTGTACCCCATACATTGACGACATCAACTTCGATATCAGCCGCATTCGTTGCCAATGTGAGAGCCGCCGTTGTAGCCGTGACAGACACATTGAGGTTTACATCTGCTTGTTGTGTTGCAAGCGTTAGCGTAGTTGTATTCGCCGCCAGGTTGACATTGCTTATAACCGAGGCCGCGTTTTCTGTGAGCGTTAGAGAGACGGATGAAGCACTTACAGATGTGCCATATCCGACCTGTGCCGCGTTTGCGGTTATTGTGAGGGTGTCAGTGTTGGCAGTAACGTCAATGTCGTTTGAAATCGTTGCAGCATTTGCCGTGATGGTTAGGGTAGCGGTGGTGGCTAAAACATCTACATCCTCTGACCACTCAACGTGGAGTTCTGCTTTTTCTGCTCCTGAGTTCCAATCAATCTGACTTGGCCTTCTGATGGCCCCGCTATCGCTGCTGTCATCTTTTATGACGGCTGTAACAGCTTGACCCGAAGCCCACCCTACGCGATCAATAACAGTCTGAAGAGCGGATTTGATGTCTACCGTATCATATTGAGATCCGTCAGACCAAGCTGCGATGCCGTCCCATGCCACCCCTGAAGTCAGGCTTAACCCGTCAAATTCAGTCGCATTTGTTGGGGCCGTTGCATCATCAACGTTATTGAAATAAACATTCGTGTTGACAGCCGTTCCAGACTCAGAGTTATAAGATGTAAACCTGATATAAGCATTTGTAATCGTGGAACCTTGCGGGATTGTGACATTGACGAAACGGACAAATCCGTTCGCGGTTTCGCCAAATTCACCGAAGTAAATGAACTGAGCGGAGTTATTAAACCCACTCACTGACCCACGGAAGCCGTCATCCCCACTTACTGCTGGATAGAATGTACCTGATGCCATTATTTGTGCCTCGGTTTTTTCATAGCAGGCCTTTCAAGCGCATCCTTCAAATCCCATTCCATGTTATAAATCCTATGCCACAACACGCCCCTTGAAAGGCCATATTCTCTCGCCCAAGCTGTCATTGTTTGAGTTTTGCCATTATAAGTAATCATGCGAGTGTTCCTGCGATTAGAAGCCTGTTCACGCTTTGTGGCCCACCGACAATTCTTTTCTGAATACCCGCTTTCATTGTCAATGCGCTCGAGGGTTTGGCCTTTTGGCCTTTTGCCCATATCAGCGAAAAATGTTTCAAACGAGTTGCGCCACTCATCACAAACCGTAATGCCTCTGCCGCCATAACTTTTGTAATCATGGTAATTAGGGTTGTGGCATCGTTGTTTGATCCCTTCCCATGTGACGTAGGTTTTTGTTCTGTGATTGCTTGCTTTGCATGATTGTCCGTGAGATTTTGCACTCCTTCTAAACTCAGTAGCATAGCATCCACATGAAACCGTTCCACCGTATTTCAAATGTTTATACGCTACTGGTTTTTCAGTTCCACAATCGCATCTGCATTTCCACATAACCGGATTGCTCGAAGTCCCATGTCTTTCTATCACAGTTAGCCTTCCGAATTTCCGTCCTGACAAATCATTTAATGGCATTGGCATAATCACTCTCCTTCATATAGTTGTTTTAATTTAGAATGAATATACCATTAAGTCGCCATAAAATCAAGCAATATCACTATGAAATGGTGAATATTCCCGCACCCCAAGTTATGGTCAAATCTCCACCGCTCATGTCAACTGGGCCGCCTAAGTCCACAAACGCAAGCGCATCCTTCCCTGCATCCGTGTAATTGTAAATGATGCCCCAATACGCATCCGCGTCGTTGCTGGCGTCCTGCGCCCAAGTCGGATTGGTAGCCGAATCAAAAGTCATGGTCCCGCCAGATTCGGACACAAGTGCGGACAAAGCGCCCAGGTCAGTACCGCCAGCCACATACGTTCCAGCCGCACCCACTTCAGTAAAATCTCCGATAACTGGCGTTGCAGTGGATGCCGCCGGGGTCGTGGTATCATCGCAAACCGCACAATAAAAATGATCGGTTGAGGCCCAATCTCCAGCGATCATTTTTGCAAGTGCTTCTTCAAAAATTGTGACATCTCCTCTTGCCATAACTCAACCCTCCATTACGCTGATAATTTTGATTTGATAGAAAAATTCATAACTGCAAGCCCTTCTCCCCTAACCCGCAATCCAAGTTGTGATACTTTGAATAATCCTTCCCAGATGGCCAGGGTCAGCTCAACATTGTTTTCATTTAACGTTTTCAAGCTGGCCGCAACGCTTTCCGAAACAATCGACTTTAATTGATACCTACGGTCCGCAACGGCAAACCCCATGTCCGAATGACTTACGCTTTGGTCAAGTGTTTTTGTGACTGATACGCGGCGGTTCCCGGAATAAAGAACCGGCTCAAGCAATTCAAGCGTTATCGGCATGTCCGAATCTGATGTTGTCTTAGAAATTACCGCAATCATTTCACAATTCCCCTTAACTATTGTTCAAAAGAAATTCGGCGCCGTCTTCAACCGCACGCGCTTTAATTTTGTCTAACACGTCCCACATTACTTGCTCAATTTCCGGCACCATTTGACTCGACTCAACTATGATATTCGGACCATCTTCAGTGTTTTCATCGTATTCTTGTTCAAGCTCGTTTAGCTTATCGATTATGTCTTGGATAGTTTGCGAGACTTCATCGACGCCCTGGAAAGTAATCTCAAAGTCTTCTGACATTTTTATTCAAACCCTTCGCTGAACATATAATTTGAGCCACCATTTTTTGATTCAATGGTGATCAACGGCAAAACACGCAATAAAATCGCCTGTAGCGCCATTTCTAAGGATGAAACATCCACATTAATATATGGGAAGGTCATTTCATCCTCCGGGTCAAATGGTATTTCTGCCGGAGGAACGATAAACCGAAATTCTATATTTTTGGTAAAATCTGCCATAGTTATTTGTGATTATCGTAGTCTTTTTCATTTGTTGTGGCCTGCCGTTGCACCTCATCGAGCACATCTAAGAGAAAATTTTCTATTTCAGCCTCCGCACCGCTTGTCGAAACAATTATTTCCGGCGCCTCTTCATCAAAATATTCTTCTGTCTCGGGGTCATATTCGAAACCTTCGATATTATATTTGATATCATCGATTACGCCCATAAGCGGAAAGCTGGAAAAAGTAATCGCAAAAGATTCCGACATTAGCTTAAATCCATATTGTATTTGGCTCCCTGCTCAATAGACTTGCTGTATGCCAGCGCTAAAATCTTCAAAACAAGCGGCTCAACAACACTCTCAACACCTGACATATCAAGCTTGACCTCCGGCCAATACGCCTGCTCTTCTTCTTCGTCTTCAAATTCTTTTTCGACAAATTTAAACTCAATTGTCTTCAAAAAAGTCAAAACCTATGCCCCCGTAAAGCGCGCGGTCGGGAGTTTCGCAATAACAGTGCAGCTTGTTAATATGTCGCCTGTTTGCGGAAACGCGGATGAAAATCGAAAAACACCCATGGTCAACATGTAGGGCGCGGCGTCTGCGTCCGGGAAAAACTTAAACAATAACGTTTCCCCATCGAGAGCCGGGAGCGCGCCAGTAATTCCGTTTGTCAGTTCCGCTTTAAAGGTTGCCGCCCTTAAACTATCTTTTTTGTGTCCAAAAACGTCTTCATACCTCTGGGCATACCCCTGCGAGGACCCCACATCGGCCGGTGAAAAACCGTTCGTCTCTATGGTCGTAAAAGTTGGCGTGTAATACTGGATATAAATTTTCTTAGCGACACCACCAGTGTGAGAAAGTGGGTGAGCGCTATAAAATTCAATATGGGCATATTTGCGGGATGTAGATGATGCAAGAATCCCACGACCGGTATTATCGGGCCTGCGGTATAACGGATAATCGGCTCGTTCCTGGTGAGTATCGGGCGTTTGAAATATCTCAGATGATGTGATTACCGCGGGCGTTTGTGAACTCGTTTTGATTTGTCCGATCTCAATTGAACCAATCGGGATGTAAGGCGGACCGCCTGCTGCATCGCGTGTTGTGCTGAACGCGGAACCTTCTGTTCCCTTGACAGCGGAAAGAGTTGTATCTGTGAGTATAATGGAGTTAATGACATGCGTTAGAGATGAGGCGCGAGTAATTGAAGTTGTTGTCGCCGAAACTTCTTTTAAAACTCCCGCGAGCCAGGCGGTAAAGGCGATATTATCAATTTCATTATTCCCAGTGCCGGCCGAAAGGATATTGATCCCGGAGACAACACCGTCTGGACGGACTACCGGCGCGTAATTGCCGCGACCACTCCAAACATTGGCCGCTGATGTAAAAACCATGTGATCGCCGGAATCTGTCATCGCAGCGAATGAGACTAAGGACTGCGCGCTTTCATATTGGATTTGAGCATTCCCTGCTGTTCCCATTATAAGTTATCCGTGTCATGAATATACTCAACTTCATAAATGATATCGAAGCGATAAAAGGGTTCAAAAAAAGCGGTATCTCGTTGAAGCTTTACGGTCACACCTTCAGCTAAACTGTTTACCGTTGGATCGTCATATAGCTTCGCCCAGATGTCTTCTGCGAGACTGGATATTGCAGTATCTGGGGCATCCTTGTTTAACCCATACGTGCGAAGGCTAATGGACAAAACTGACCTCAAATTCGCCGAATCACCTGATTCTCGCAATTTGACATATCCGCCATTCAATGGAACTGGAAGCCCCCCAGTCATATAAATGATAGGGAATAACGGAAAAGGCGTTTCATGAAGTTCATCAAGAGACGCGATAACTTTTCGCTTAACCGATCCGACTGCTGTAATCGTTGCAAGCGTGGTTGCGACCCGCGCTAATATTTGCTCTCTTATGCTATTAGTCGCCATTATAACCACTCCGGTTTATCGGGCGGTGTTATCGGATCAGTGCCTTTCTCTCTCACTAAAGGCTTTCTGCCCGGGATATATTCGAGATTGTTATCTTCCATCCATTGCTCGATCATTTCTTGCTTTTCTTTGTTCAGTTCCTTCGTTGCATCTTTTAAAAACTTTTCAAATAATATCTTTCGAGAACCCACAATAAATTCAGCCATTTTAAGATTCTGCGTTTTTCGCATGGCGCTTTGGGAGACAACTTGCGCATGTATCGAAGAAACCTGTCCCGAAAAAGAATTATTAAAAGGCTTCAAGGAGGAAGAATATGTCACAGAGGCTCCCATCTTAAGAAGTAATCTCCTTTAGCGGGTTATTAAAAACCTCATCGAATAAATCTAATTTGTCATTATCCGAAAGCCCTATGAACTTACGCTGCGGCATTCGACTGGTGCCATCCTGGTGATACTTTGCTATTTCGGAATCGCAAGAAACATCCGCTCCGGAAGATCCTGCCGGCGAATACCCAACCGAACCAAGCATCTCGCCTGTTTCATAGAGATTGGGTGTCCCAAATTTTCTTGTTCCTGCTGCATAAGGCGCAAAAAATGAATCATTTACATCTTTTCCCGCTAATGTCCTCTCGACAATACGACTGGCCGCGAAAGAACCTGCAGTTGGTCCCAATTCCGGAGACGACAAAATATCCTCAATAGCCTGTAAAGTATTCTGCGCTTCCCATGCATCGACATAAACCTTGATCAACATGACTCAAACCCTTTTTATTCGGCGCGCCGGCCGTTCATTGGCCTTCTCGTAGTCGTCAATCGACCCGCTCGAATCCCAGTCGTAATCAATCCCTTTTTCGATGACACGAACAAGCTCTTCATCGTATTGCCCGGCCCAATAAGCGCGCTGTTGGCCGTAAGCATCCAATTCAAAAGTTGTATCCTGCGCGAGATACCGATAAATCAGGAAGAAGGTTTTGTAACAAGAAAGGTTTAATAATTGCGTCGCGGAATTCAGCATGAGAGCAGAATTAAAAGCGGTGTATCTCCAATCGTATCCAGCAGCGTTTGAGGCTTTCCGATACCATTTAACTTCGATGTCGTCGTCAATTGCGGTGGCCGCGAGATCGTGGAAGTCAGACCAGTCGGTGACACCAAGATCCATAATGGACGAACGAATCGCCTGTAAGTCTGCATCTGTGCTGTATGCCATGGTGAGACACCTCGTTAGATATTGTCAAATCGGCCAGGGGTCCCTTCATCGAATTTTAGCGCGTCGTCCAACCCTTTCGATATTTTCTTTTTTAAGGGCGGATCGGAAGCTTTCGCGGCCTTACGTTTTGGTCTCTTTGCCTGTTCTTTTTTCTTGGACGGCTTGGGATCAACCGAGAAAGCTTTGTCCTTTGAGGCATCAAAATCAGACTCGTTTATGACGATAAAACCAGAAGAGTTGTTTGCTATTATTTTCACAGTTGGTATCTGCATGTGAATGCTCCTTTTAAAACCCCGCATGAAGCGGGGTGAAAAAGTGAAGGTTTTCTTGCTACGAAGCGGCCGCCACGACTGAGCTTGTCGAAAGCGGAATGTATCGCATATAAATAGTAATGGCCCCAGTTGCGGAAGTCGCTACAACGGCAGCCAATTCGATGGACCCGGCCGGAACGACAAGCCCTGATAGGGCTGCGTTTCCCAGTGCAACGCCATTGGTTGTTGCGGTCAAATCATTAGCAAGCACGCCGTCCCAGGTGTAAAGCGTGCCGACCGCATCAGCGTTAATCTCCAATGCCGTCCCGTCAGTCGCGAATGCCGTGTCGGTAGCCGGTGTGGTCGGATCAATGTTGTAATTGATCAGGCAACTCTTCCCCTCAATCTCCGTGGTCACATAAGCCACGATCTCCAGGATCTTGATGGGGCCACCGGAAACGGTAAACAGGTTGTTGTTGCCATTTGTAATTCCGGATAGCTCGTAAGAAATGGAATGCTCAGCGTTGGCATCATTGGTGATAGCGGCAGTCACGTTTTGCTTCGCATACGCCATAAGCGATTCAGTGGTAGACACGGCGCCAGCTGCGGCCGCGTCGGTTTTATTGCCGACTACATCAGCGGTTACATTGTTGGCGGTCGAATCGGCCGCTGGAACATTGGTCGCGTATAGGGCCGGGGTTGTAGTTGTAGAAACAGCGGTAAACGGGAATGCAAGAAATAAAAGAAACCCGAGAAACGCAAGAATTGACAGTGTTGAAAAAACTCTTTTTTTATTAGCCATTGATCATCCCTCCATTAAAGCGTGTAGAGGTTAACCTCTTCCGAATACAATAAAGCCCCGGAAGAGGTTCAAACCATTATTTGAGCCTTGCTATCCGGCGATACGAGTCGCGTATTCCGCCCGAATCAATTTCGCACCCCAGAGGCAATCCAGTTCCCACATGGTCTGCTTATACATGCGAATGACTTCGAGCCGCATGACCAGGCCAGAAACCGGGTCCTGCATGGTATAGCTGTTATCCGGATTGAATACTTCCTTAAGCGCATCGTCAGGGGCACGCATGGCAAGCGCAAAAGCGTCACGATGGAATGCGAGGTTAACCGCATGTGATGCTTTCAGCGTAATCGCAGTTTCAGCCGTTGTGATAGCCACCTGAAGCTCCGGTTCAAATACGATTGTCCCACCACCACTGACATCCGCATCTCCAGTGGTCACAACATAAGTTTGCGTATCGCCTGCAATAGTAAAGATATCGCCGGTCAGAATGGTTCCAGTACCGGCAGAAGCAAGTGTAATGGTATTTACGCCAGTTGCATACCCTGAATTGTCGGTAGTTGCACCTGAAGCGGTTCCAGCCGTATGGGTCGGAACGCCATCATCCGCGTTCCAGTCAATCCCGAATTTCCGCCCGATTTCACCGGAAATTTTAACATCGGACCCACCCACCTTTTCAGCATCGGAAAACTGGGCAAGGGCAAGTGCATTAGCCTCAGCATCAAAATCAAGAACACCGCGCCGATTGTCGCGAGGGCACTTCTGTTGGTTCAAGATCTTTCTGGCGAGAGTCGCTGATGTCACTTCCACGCCGGCACCAAACGGAGTTGTTCCGGCTGTTCCGGTGTACCCGTAAACACCATCGTACTCGGAAAACACTGAATCGTTAATCGCAGTGGCCAGCGCTTCAAAAGCCGCGCTCATCTCCAGGGGAATAAAGTCAGCCTGGGCATTGATCTGGCCAAGCTCTTTATCGGTAAGCCCAAAAGAAGCTTTTTTCCAGTTGTTCAAGGAGATCTGGACCGTCGGGATGGTCAAATCGGAAGGCGCTTCAGGGTAGGCAGCCGGCGAAACATTAGAGGCTGATAGCTCGGCAGCGATCGGGACATCAATTGTGGACCCTTTCTTTTTCGCGTCCATTGAATAGTCAAGGTTCACAAGACGTGTCATGAGGACTCTTTCACGTAAAGATAAAAGGCCTCGCGCGAGAATCTTCGGTAGAATAGCGGTAAGGGTGTTAGAAATTGCCATGGTTACTCCTCCTTAAATTTTTATGGTTTGAAAAAAAATAGAGGAAGCAACCACGAAAAAATTACGTGACCACGACCTCTCCAGATGCTATCTTTTCTAAATTGCGAGATGCCGCGGCCTGATCGCCTGCATCAATTGTCCTACCAGTAAATGGGGGTTTGTTTCCGCCGCCTTGGGCACCGGAGCCGCCACCGCCAGATTTCAATAATTTGTCTTTTTGTGGGTGAGACTTGATTAGAATTTCGATCGCTTCTTGCGGGTCTGCATAGCTGGACCCTTGGAGCGAAAAGATCTTTTCGCCATTGGCATCGAGGGCAAACGTTTGGAGCTCACCATCTTTTTCCTCGACAACGAAATGCTTGCCGAATGAATCATAGGCAAATTCCGGGATCATGTTTGTTTTTTCGCGGATGAAGTCGCTAGAATTAAACGCACTTTTAACGAGCTGTTTTCGCAGCGTTTCATCTTTCCTTTTTAAGGCTGCCTCTTTTTCTTCAAGCGTCTTTGTGTAAACCTTGTCTTTTTCGGCTAAACGGGATTCGAAAGACGCAGCAACCCCTTGTTTGATTCGCTCGATCTCCTCAACACCTGGGTTTCCTTTCTCTTTGTAGGTTTCGACCAGGGATATCGCCTCTTTTGCAGTTTCGAGGTATTCGGGAATGTTTTCGATCCCGGCGTCTATGAAAGGTTTGATGTTTGCTTGGGCCTGATTGTATTTGTTTCGATGTTTCGCTGATTCCGATGTCAATTCCTTGACCTTCAACATCATAGCGTCCGCGTTAAACGGTTCTTCACGGCCATCAGGGTGTTGAAAAACAGGATTTCCAGCGTCAATCATCACATTTCCGTTATCATCAGTCTTCCAAGGCATGCTTAAATCCTCCAAAAATCGGGCAATCCGCCCTCAACCGTTGAGCAATCTGCTCTTAAACCTTTGAATATATCGGGCAATCCGCCCAAAAACGCTTGTCTATAAGTAAAAATTATGGGTAGCTCAACCTATAAATAAAATTTATGCTTGCCAAGTATCATAAAATAAATTTATGATTGTCAAGCAAAAAATAAAATAAAATAAAAAAAGAGGGAAAAAATGTCACCGGGTAAAGTGGACGAAATAAAAAAGGAAAAGTTTCTGGAGATCTACTGTGTTGGCGGTATTACGGCGATAGACGTGTGTGAAGAGATAGGCATACCGATTAACCAGGTCGCGCGATGGCGGAGAGACGATATTTCTTTCAGCGAAATATACGACAGGGTGGATCTTTATAATCATGAGATATGGCCAGATGATAGGCCATTGAAGTTCGGCGAAACAAGCGCCGACATGAAAAGGATTGAGGAAAAAGCGAGGAAAGAAGAAGAAACGAAACTACTGCGGGTTAAAACGAAGCAAATAAGAATGGAAGACAACAATCGGTTGAAGAAAACATGGCTGGAGACCTTTAATAGGTTGTACTTCAGCATTATCGAAACATGCCGGGCTTGCGGGGTAACCAGGGGAAATTTCGAAAGATGGAAAGCTTCTGATGAAAAATTTCGAGAAGCATACTTCGAAGCGGTCGAAGCAAAAAAGGATTTCATCGAGAGCCAACTGATGGAAAATATCCGGAAGGGGGATGTTGCAAGCGTTATTTTCGCATGTAAAACAAGGCTTAAAGACCGGGGGTATGTCGAGAAACAGCAAGTGGAACATACCGGGAATTTTGGCGTGATGGTGAGCCCTGGAATCTCTCAAGACGAAAATAGTTGGGAAAAAAATGCGAGGGCGCAACAGTTAGCTCTTGTGGAAAAAACAAACAAAGAAGATGAAAATAGGAAACATGGAAAGTCAAGAAAAAACAAAGAAGGTAATTTGGGCGCCGCAAGAAGGAAGCCAAAAGCTATATCTTAATTGCCCGGTGTATGAAGTGCTATACGACGGGACGCGTGGTAGCCAAAAAACCGACTCCCTCATAATGGATTTCGCGCAACACGTCGGCCAGGGGTTTGGGGCTGCATGGCAGGGGATTATCTTCAGGCGAACGTACAAACAGCTCGATGATATCATTGATCGAACGAAGAAATGGTATTATCAGATATTCCCTGGTATCAAATATAATGAGGCGAACTATACCTGGAAATGGCCAACTGGCGAGAAACTACGGTTGCGCCACATGGACAGCGAAAAGGATTACTGGAATTACCACGGGCATGAAATCCCTTTCATTGGATGGGAGGAGCTGACGGGATGGCCGGATAATAAATGTTACGAGGTCATGAAAAGCTGCTGCAGGTCAAGCGATCCAGACGTGCCGAGGAAGTACCGGGCTAATACTAATCCCTGGGGCATTGGTATGAACTGGGTCAAGAAATATTTCGTGGACCCGGCGCCGGCAGGCGAAGTAGTGGTGAACGAAGCCGATGAAAAAAGAGTAAGGATACACGGCTCTATTCTCGAAAACAAGGTACTGCTTGAAGCGGATCCGGCATACCTCAAAAAGTTGAATGCGATTAGCGATCCGAACCGACGAAAAGCCTGGCGGGATGGTGATTGGAACATCACAGCAGGCGGTGCACTCGACGATATTTGGGACCCGAACAAGCATGTATTTGAACCATTCGTTATCCCGCATACGTTTTTCTTAAACAGGTCTTTCGACTGGGGGTCGGCCAGGCCATTTTCGGTAGGCTGGTGGGCGGAAAGCGACGGATCCGATGTGATACTTGCAAACGGGAATAGGGCATGTTTCCCACGAGGAACAGTCATTCGGATAAACGAATTGTACGGCTGGAATGGTGTTGACAATGAAGGGTGTCGTATGACAGCGGCTGAAATTGCGCAAAGTATTAAAGGAATAGAAAACTCCGCATCGTTTCGAAACTTAATCGGAAACAATGAAATTCACAAAGGCCCGGCAGATAATTCGATTTACACAAAAGAGAATAACATGTGTATCGCCGCTGATATGAAAAGAGAGGGTGTCACATGGACGGAGAGCAATAAAGCGCCAGGGAGCAGGATACAGGGGCTTGAAAAAGTTCGAAGGTATTTGAAGAATGCGCTTGAAAGGCCGATGGAAAAACCGGGATTGGTTGTGTTCAATACGTGCAGGCATTTTATTCGGACGGTGCCGACGCTTCCAAGGGATAAGAGAAAACTTGAGGATGTTGAAACTTCTGCAGAAGATCACTGTTTCCATTGCGATACAGAACTCTTAACAGATGATGGGCCATATAAAATTGGTGATCTTGTTGGCAAGGAGGGATATGTTCTATCTGCCGGAGGTTATTACGCCAAATTCAATAATTGCAAAATAACCAGAATAGCAGCAGTTAATAAAGTTATATTTGATGATGGATTTGAAAATATCTGCACGCTGGACCACGAATATTTGACAAACGATGGTTGGGTTGAGTCTCAAAATTTAATTGAAAATCCAGATGAAATGCGATATAGTATTCTGTCTTTTAAAAAAAGAGGAGAATACATATGCGAGTCAAGACTATTAGCAGCACTATGCAGGACTTTAATGGAACAACTTACTATCTATGCAAACCATACTTTCAGCGAAAAGGGAAGCGTCTCCATAGGGAAGTTTGGATATTCCATAATGGAGCAATTCCAGAAGGAAAATGTATTCACCATAAAGACGGCAATCAAAACAATAACCAAATTGAAAATCTTAAGTTGCTTGGTGGGCAGAAACACATGTCCCTACATGGAAAAGTTCAAAACCACGACAACTGGCAAACAGCAATGCAGAATGGTGCAAAAAAATGGCATGGAAGCGAACATGGGATTGCATGGCATAAAGAACAATATGCAAAGCATTGCAAAGATAAAATACATAGAAGGATATCTAAATTCTGCATGCAATGCGGCGAGCCGTATGATGGCATCTCAAGGCAAAAGTTTTGCTCCAATAACTGTAAATCGGCATATCGAAGAAAAACAGGAAAAGATATCATTGAAAAGCAATGCGTTTTCTGCGGAAAATTATTCAAAACTCAGAGATATTATAACATTTCAACTTGTTCGAGAAGCTGTGGAGGAAAACTCTCTGCGGCAAATAGGCGTAAAAAGAGTTAAACCCGCTGGACGTTCAAAGGTTTGCTGTATGAATGTTGAAGGACTACATAGCTTTGCTTTAAAAAATGGAGCGATTGTATCAAATTGCTACGACGAGCTCCGCTATAGACTGCTCGGCAAGCGATATAAAAAGAGAACGCAAAAGAAATATAAATGAAATAAAAAAAGCGAGGTGTAACCATGGAAAAAGAAGAACTCTTGGCGACAAATGAGAAATACGATGAAAATAAAGAAAACTGGGAGTTCTATGCGGCTGCATATGGAGGGACAAGGAAGTTAATTGAATGGGGCGTTCTAAGGCAATTTGAAGACGACCGAGAGAACTTCAATGCGAGGAAAAGCGCTGCATTTGGGTTCAACTACACAAAGCGGATTGTAAACACGATCAATGATTTTCTTCGAGAAATGCCATTTGAGGAGGAACTCGGGAAGATCAGTGAAGACGCATTGCTGCAGGAGTTTCTAAGGGATTGCGATTTATACGGAACAAACTGGGAAAACTTCTGGGGAAGGAAGAGGCGGTGGGTGAGCGTTTTTGGCCATTGTGGGATCTTGGTCGATAAGGCCAAAGGAATGTATGAGACGAGAGAGGAAGAATTAAAACTTGGGATATACCCATATCTTGCCTATTACTCTCCATTAAACATTTTAGATTGGAAGTATGAGAGGGATTTGACTACAAACAGGCCTACTCTCACATATTTAAAGCTTTATGAGACTGGTGATGTTGTGAGGATCTGGACGCGCGAAAAATGGGAAGCATGGCAAATCCCCGAGAAAAGCGACGAAAAGCCAGTTATAATCGGACAAGGGCTAAACCCATTCAAGAAAAATGGAGCGCCGGGAGAGATCCCTTTCGTGTGGTTTGGAAACGGTCAAGACGCTGGAACCGCCGGTGAAAGCATTTCCGATGTGGCGGATATCGCGATGATCGATGCGTCGATGGTGCGCGACGCGAGCAATGCCGATGAGGTCATCACGAACGCAGCATTCCCGATGCTGGCGATACCGAAAGAAGAGATAACGGAAGGCGGAGAAAATACGCCAGTCGAGATCGGCCCGACCCGAATGATAGAATTCGAGCCAGGTCAACCCGGAGATAAGCCGTTTTGGATGGAATCAAAGGTTAAGGATTGTATCGACGCGATCTTAAAGTTATGGGAACAAAAAAGCGACGAGATATACGGAATGGCCAACTTGAGCGTTATCAAACAAATGTCAAAATCAAAAGAAAATAGAAGCGGAGACGCTCAAAAAGAATCGTTCAGGTTCCTGAATAGCGCGCTCGCTGAAAAGGTAGACAGCGAGATTGAAGCAAGGTTATTGTGTATCAGATATTGGGCTATGTGGCAGGGGATGGAGGGGGATGTTGAAGATGTGACGATTGGGCATGAGAAAAAATTTAACGCGGAGAAACTGCTGTTGACGATCGATGATGCAGTAAAGGCGAAAAGCGCAGTCGAATCGAGAATGTTTAAAAATGAAATTGACAAGATGATTGCGAAGCGGATGCTCGGGAATGTCAGCAATGAACGAATGAACGAAATTGATGGGGAGATTGAAAGTGGTAGTAAAGTTGACAGAGAAGCCGAAGATGAAAGAAATGCTAACGGTGATGATAAGTAATAAAACAACTTTTACAACAAAAAAACTCTTCAAAGCCTTCGTATTGAAAAAGGCCTCCATGGCCATTGCGACCACCACACCACGCGCAATTGTTTGACAAGGCAAGATCGTGAGTGCTATACGAAATCCTTGAATGCTCTTCATGGGTGAAAGGATTTCCCCATACGATTTTATTTGACATGATTTAACTCCTTTCCCCGCCGAAGCGGGGTTGTGGGGTTATCCAACGATAACATCTGTAATTTCATCCATCAGGTAAGTATCTAAGCAGTCATGATACTCTACAACCACATGGGCTTTGACTTGGCCTCCGATCTTGTGTTGAATTTCCCTGACAATCCCAAAGTATGGTTCCATTCTTCCGTTAATTTCAAATTTGACCGGGGCTTCTGATTTCATGGCTTCGCTCAGTTCGTATAACATTTCGATTTCTCCTTTCAAGCCCCCTTACGGGGGCGGTTGGAGGTTATTCATACGGCTGGACGGGAGATCCGTCCACATGAGACACACCCAACTCTGAGAGCGGGGTTGTTGTCCGGCACGCCGTAAAGGCGCCGGTGCTGTCGCCGTGCGGTCCAACTGAAGACCGCAGATCCCCGAAGAAGTTTCCTTTCCCCGCCGAAGCGGGGGTTGTTGGGGTTACCTGTAAATAACCCGAAAATAACTTACCACAGCATCAGAAAAATATTCAAGTTGAGCTTCTACATTGTAAATATTTTTCAAATATCCAAGATATTCCACCCAAAAATCATAAAGTGTGCATTCTTCGATCTGTCGAACCATTTGGCGCCGCTGTCCATTGACAAGTGATTCATGGATTTTTTCAATTGTTTTGATGCTCATAGCGCCTGCTCCTTTCGGCCTGGCGAAAACATATTGAGTTGTAGCACCTCCCGTTCGACAACCTCCATAGCCTTATGAAGGAAGTCCGAGCGGAATGTGCCTAGTCCCTTGATATGGCTACAGCCATCCTCAGCCCATGTTGGAACATACGCGACCCATTTATATGCCATGTTTTGAAAAACAACTCCTCTCGGTTGACGTTTGCGCGCAATCGGATCTCGCGGAAATTTCGCTAAATATTCGTATGAGCAACCATTGCGGAACCAGCCATCACGGTCAATTGGAGCCCATTCATTATGCATGCTGGACCTCCTGCAGCTCAACGGCAATTTCCTGGCCATCAGAGAGCCGCTGAAAAAAATCAGCTTTAAGAAAATTATCGATATGCACGGCGGCCAGCAGCCAGGTATTCACGGACTCCCGCGTGAAAAGCTCGACCATATCGCAATCGTCCTGGTGGACTCTTAACGTGATTTCCATGTTACATCTCCTGTCTTATAGTTTAGGTTTAAAAAGGAGCGATTCGTTGATTTGGGTTCTAAATTGCACGAGCATGCCACTGTCCGCAAAGCTATGCGAAGAGCCCTGGTTCCCAACAACCACGTGATCGAGTAATTGCGCGCCGACACATGTAAGCGCCGCCATCACTTGTTTGGTTAACGAAAACTCCTCCGGGCTTGGTGATGGGTCGCCGGACGGATGTTTGTGAG